GGATGAGCGCGTCCAAAAGATTCTCATGGAGCCTGTCAGGCCGCAGCCGTCTCCTACGCTTTTGACTGATGACGATGCGATTGTTGCTGGCAGCTTCTCAATCGAAGAGAAGCCGGAAGAGCGCGCATCTCAGACGCATGTCTACTACTTGCAACGCACGCCGATTCCGAGCGTGACAGAAAAGAGCAACTATTCCCGCGTCTCGGTCTATATCGATGTTCTGAAGCAAGTGCAGTATGGCGGAGAGCCGCAGATCAGGGAATTGTTCTGCCGGTTCATTAGCACACAGGCAATCGCCAACTCCTTGGCCCAGACTTATCTTGACCGCTTCTCCGATGTTCGCAAGGAAATTACCTTCGACCTTTCAGCTAAAGACGCCACAAATGTCTGGACCGGATCGGTTGTGCAGATACGGCACTATCTGGATGTTAATTTCACAGGTGCGCCGCGCGATGGCGAGTGGCTTATCACCTCGGCAGAGGTAGCCCGAAACGGCCTGACATACCGCTTTACAGCGGAAGACAACGAGAAGGGCGGAGTGCTCTGGACCTGGCTCACCGATGCGGGGCTTGACGCCAATGGCGTAGCCCAGCCGTGGCGCTGGCTCGATGATAGTGGTAATGATGGAAGCGGAACTCCTCAACCGTACAGGTGGCTTTGATGACAACATGGACGAGCATCTCAAACGCAGCGGTTGCTGTTGGCGGCATCCCTGCAAGCACGACCGTGACGGCATTGCGCGACAATCCTTCGGCTATTGCAGAAGCATCTTCTGGTGCGCCTGTCATGGTTTCTGGCTGGCATCCGTATGACAAGGTGTCCATTGGTGATGGCAAGACTGGATTGATCTATGATCACGCAGTGACTGGAACAGTCCCTAGTGTTGTGACGCCTGATTTCGTAGATGGCTACGAATACCGCGTTTTGGCTTTGGGATTAAGGCATAACGCTGCCGCGTTTACTGATCGCAGGCTTCAGTTGGAAGCATTCAAGCAAACAGATGCAGTATATCGATTAGTCAGACAGTCAGACAATGGAACTAATACTCAAGACTTTGGCTATCATGCAGAATTCTATTTTCCAAGACTTGAGAGTACTTCTCATTTTGTCATGACAATGACCTACAGAAATGGCTCATTTAGCGGATCATTTGACGCAGATTCCGCCATGTATGATGCGCCAGCACAGAAAATATTGCGCGCTCGCATATCGTTTACCGGTGACAGCATAGCTGCCGGAAAAGTCTGGATGTTCCGCCGCCGCGAATATGCCTCTTCTCCGTGAGACATTGACATGATTGACGATCAAACACTCAAGGTTCTAAACGCGATCATGCAGTGGATTATCATGCCTGTGGCTGCGTTCGTGTGGGTCATCTACCGGAACCAGCAGCAGCACGAGACGGCCATTGCTGTTCTGCAAGCGCAGACCGAGACTGCGCGCACGGCCCACGACCGCGAGATCAAGGAGATCCGCGAGACAACGCGGGCCATCATGTTGAAACTTGACAGCATCGAGGAGGCCTTGAGGAAATGAAACTGAACAGCGCATCCTTTGCCAAGCTGAAAGGCGTTCATCCCGATCTGGTGCGTGTGGTCAATCGATGCGCTGGCGATTGGAAAGACAAGACCCTCACTTTCATCATCACCTGCGGCCCGCGCACCCTCGAAGAGCAAAAGATTCTAAAGGCGAGTGGAGCATCCACGACCCTGAAGTCTCGCCACCTCATCGCCAAGAACGGCTACTCCCACGCCGTCGACCTCGGAGCCATCATTGGCGGGAAATACCGTGGCGACTGGCCCCTCTATCACAAGATCGCCGCAGCCATGAAGGCCGCTGCGAAAGCAGAAAACGTGCCTATCGAATGGGGCGGTGACTGGAAGACTTTCCAGGACGGCCCTCACTACCAACTGCCGTGGAAGAAATATCCCGGCACAACAAAAGGAAGTAAGTGATGACAAAAGAAATGGTCTGGGGCGTTGTTCGCGCCGTTCTCGCAGCTGGTGGCGGCTATGTTGTCGGCACCGGAGTTATTGACTCTACCGCCATGAACGAGATCATCGGCGCGCTTGGCGTCATCTTCGCCGCTGGCTGGTCTATCTGGGCCAAGAAGTGAACTGGATCGAGATTGCCGCCATCGTCGTGCTGTTCATCGGCATTGGCGCTGGCGGCTTTCTCGTTGCTCAGAGGCCATCCTTTTGGTTCGGCTTTGGCGTTGTTATGTTCAAGGCATCGTTGCCGTTTCTAATGAAGCGAATGCCACCTGAGAAAGAGAAAGAATGGCGTGATTGCATCCGCCGTGGCGGCGAATGGGATCACCGCCGGAAGCGATGCAAGGATTGATTTATGGCACGCCGCAAGATCACCATCGAATGGAAGACCTGTGAGCGTGCTTGGGGCTGGGCCTATATTGGCGAGGATCACATCCAGCTAGACCCGCGCCTCCTCCAGAAGCCGAAACTGCTCTTGGAGATCGCCGCACACGAGGTGGCGCATCTTGTCTTCCCAGAAGCAGAAGAAAAGCAGATCGATATGTTCGGCAAGCAAGTTGCAGATGTGATCTGGCGGCTCAACTTCCGCCGCGCGCAGGAGTAGCGAATGACAAAGAGATACTCCGATCAGGAGTTCATTGACGCATGGAAGCGTCTAGGCTCACCGTCTGCCGTATCCAAAGAATTGGGCCTCAACCTGCGGGGCGTCAACGCGCGGCGGGATAACATTGAGCGCAAGCATGGAATCATTCTGAACACGATCTCGCAGCCAGCCCAGCGGATCAAGATCGAAGTGCCAACAAAAGGTTTCCGCGCACTAAAAGAGAATGTTGTCGGCTCCGTCATCATCGGCAGTGATGGGCATTTCTGGCCGGGTGAGCGAAGCAAGGCTTTCGCAGCCATGATCGAGATCATCAAGGACTTGCAGCCGTCGATGGTCATCATGAACGGCGACAGTTTCGACGGTGCGAAGATTAGCCGCCATCCTCCTGGCGCTCGCGTGCAGACGCCAAGCGTTGCAGAGGAACTAGAAGCCGTCAAAGAACGTCACGCAGAGATCGAGGCCTATGCGCCTCCCGGCTGCTATCTGATGTGGACAGATGGCAACCACGACAACCGTTTCATGGCGAGGCTGGCGCAAGCAGCGCCGGAATATGTACAGGTCCAAGGATTCGACATCGCAGACCACTTCCCTGCGTGGCAATTCTGCACAAGCCTATGGCTCAATGAGCACACGGTAGTTAAACACCGCATTCACCAAGGCGTGCATGGGGCCTATAACAACACATTGAAGAGCGGCAAGTCGATTGTGACCGGGCACACGCATCGGCTCCAGGCTACCATGTTTGCGGATTACAATGGCCTTCGATGGGGCGTAGAGTGCGGCACGTTGTCGGATTACGGGCCTGATAACGATAAGTTCGCTTATGCGGAGGACAACCCCGTGAACTGGTCACAGGGTTTTGTGGTGTTGCATTTTGCGCCTAGCGGCATGTTGCTCGAGCCGGAGTTCTGCCGTGTGATCAACGGTCAGGCTTGGTTTCGAGGTCAGCCGGTGGTGTGAGCCACCGCTCGATCAGCGTGGCATAGCCCGCGATGTCACGCCAGTGGTCGACCTCATGCGGGTTGCCTGACAGGATGCGGCTAATCTTGCTGGCGATCATCTCCAGCGTCTCGCGCTGCATATCGTCTAGTATTCTCCATTTCTTGCCACGCCGCATGGCGTCCTTCAGTTCCTGTGCCATCATAGACACTTGATAATAATCGCCGTGTGTCTTCTCGCGTTCGTCTATGATGTCAGTCATGGCTTTTCCTTCAACGCTCTGATGGCGGCGGCAAGCGTCACTTGCGGGTCGGTATTCCAATCCACGCCATCGCCATGGCCAGAGGGGGCACTCCTCACACATCTTCGCCGCTTCCTCCAGCACCTCGGCACGGATGAACGGGCGCATGAAGGCGATAACGGCGATGGCTGCTTCGCGAAGAGCATCATGGTCTAGGGCGCTGCTTCCCCATGTGTAGCCAGTTTCATATGCTATGATCCGCGCAACAGCCTCTATCTGCTCTGGTGTGGTGGTCATGTGCGTGCGTCTTTCTGTTGTTGAACAAACTCCCACTGCGCGTCACTCAGCGGTTTACCCGCAGCTTCTTTAGTCCTCACTACGCAAGCCATGCAGCGCACCACGAAGCGGCCAGAACGGCGTTCAAAGTATCCCCCACCGACCGCGACATAATCTCGGCAATCAGCACAGCATCCGGCATATTTGTTTCTCATGTGCTTGGCTCCTGTGTCAGCGGCAGGATGAGTACAGGATATGAACCATTGCGTTCAATAGAATGCCGTACATCCGGCCACGCATTGAGCGCGGCGGAGATGGCGGCTTTGCGGGTCATATCTTTGGCGTAGTAGGCATCTACAAAAGCCTCCACCACCTCATCAGGTATTTGCTCAGCATTGATCATTGTTGTTCTCCTCCAACGCAACGGTGGCTGGATTGGACGCCATTGCCTGAGCCAATTCCTTCTGGCTGTGTGGGTGATCGCCCGGATGTTGCATCCGGTAGAATGCATTCAGCTCCAGCTCACACTCACGCAGCGCAGCCCGGAGCTTGGCGTTCTCTGCGGTGAGGCGTTTAACCTCTTCCTGCAACACCCAAGGTGGGTTCATATCTGCACACAACGACATCACGTTTCCTCC